CCTGCGTGGCGACCTTGCTATAGGTCACGTTATCGTTTGCCTTTTCGCTCCACATATCGAGAACGAGCCCGATGGTGAGCAGGTCAAGGTCTCCGATGCTGATACCCAGCTCGACTGCCCGCAGGAGGAACAGCGCCGTGGTCATTTCACGGGTGCTGGGATTTTGTTTTTTTTAACGGTTACATCCGTCCGCATGTTGGTGCCCCACAGTTCGATGATTTCCGGGAGCACCTCGTAGATAGAAAACATGTCGAACTGATCCAGCCATTCGTCGATGTCCGTGGGGACGGTGCTGTCAGCGGCCAAGGCCATGATGTAGGCAAGGTTTTCAAACAGCTCTAAATCCTCGATGGGGATATTCTCACCATCTTCAGTCTTGTTCTTGAATGCTTTCTCCAGCTTGGCAAAGTCCTTAAACACGTCACGCTGGAATCTTGCCCTGTACAGGCGGGGCACAGCGGCAGATGACTTGAAGGCTACCTTTACGCCGCTGATCTCGATTTCTTTAATAATCATGAGCTGCTGCCTCCGTTATCGGTGCTACCGGAGCTGGAATAGACCGCGCTGTACCAGCCGTTGTAGGTGGTGCTGTCAGTGGTGTCGCCGGTTCTGGCCTTTACAAGGCCATCGCTACGAGGATCCGCTGTGATGGACAGCTTCTCAGTGCCGGGCTGGATGGTGTCTTCTTTGGTCTCAGATTCGATGGACGGTCGGGCCGCGCTGCAACAGTACAGCACATGGCGAATTGCCTTTACATCACCGTCAAATTCAAACAGAAGTGCGAATTTCACGGATTCTGCAACATCGCTGCGTTCCAAAAGGACGCCTTTGCTGTCCAACGTTTCCTGCAGAATATCTGTACGGAACCACTCAGGAATTAGGGCCAGCTCCAGCTCACCGGAATAGCCGTTGTTTGTGGCCGATCTGAAATACACCACGCCGTCCGCGTAGAAAGGGCTTGATTCTCCTTCCGCGTCAAGGGAAAGACTGACCGCGCCGGGGATTGGCTCCGGTGTGTCATAGGAGTACGTGACGCCGTTGCTGGTTGTAGTCTCCGTCAGCACGGCGGCATGCACATTTTTCAGGTTGTACTTGATTTTGTTACCCATGTTTTTATGCCTCCATGTCGAAAATAAACAGAATTTCGTAGAGCTTTTCCGACTCTATCCACGTCTCTGTCTTGTCATAAAAAATGCCATGCTGATCCAGCACGGCTTCCACTTGTGCTTCGAGCTGCGGGGCTTTTTTATCCGTGTACAGCTCAATATGCACTTCGTTTATTTTGTAGTATGCGATGCCGTCTGCGGCAAAGTTGTTGTTACCGGGGATGAGGTATACCACGAAGGGTGGTTCCGGGGTTTCGCCCTCGGCAAAGTGGTCGTAGGCAAACGGCAGGGACAGTTCCTGCATGATCTGCAAAAGCTCATCCATTCCGTATCATCCTCTCTATGTCCTGCTCCAGCTGCTCAATGCCGAGCTCTTCGGCAGGCGCGATATGCTGTTGTGCTGCCGTCCTGCCACCGTTGCGCTTGGCATGGCCGTGTTCCAAAAGATGCGGCAGGCCGGGCTTGCTGGAATGGACGGTGACCTCCAGCTTATTGGAGCTTTCGTCGGTTTTCTTGACCTTCCAGCTCTTTTTGTAGGCTCCGGTTCGTGCAGGAGCTCCGGCCTGTATTTCCTTACGGACGGTTTTACCTGCATTGTTGACGGCCTTTTTCATGCCCTCCGTTGTTACCTTGGCATAGTCCTCCAGCTGCTTCATGACTTCGGCAGCGAGGTTACCAACAGATGTATTTCCCATCGTCAGCGCCTCGCTTTCCGGCAGTGGAGCTTTATGCTCTTGCGCTTGTAGTTCTGGTGATCTACGGAGAGGATGTCATAAAGCTGCCCGTCGAAGTCAACGCGGAAGTTCGTGTTCGTGATAGCGGATACCAGCGCACAGTACCTGATCGTAAAGCAGGCGTTGGTGTCATCCACGATGGTTGCTGCTTCCTCGGCTTCACCATTTGTTTCGCCACTTACGGTGGCAGCGCAGGTGTAGTAATCCTGCCATGTATTTATATGGTTGCCGATGGTATCGACCGTGGTTGTCTGCTGCTGGATTGTGATTCGGGTGTTCAGAAGCGCGATGTTCATTAGAAGCCCACCTGCCGTTCTCCGAAGAGCAGGTACCGGAGTGACAACACCAGCGCGTGGTGATCTGCTTCTTCCCGGTGTTCGTACAGATAGGCCACAGCATAAAGGGCTGCCAGCCGGGTCTGTTCGGTCACGCTTTGCTCAAAGGTCTCCGGCTCCACCCGCAACACATCGGCCACCAGTTTTTCGCCGGTCATGATGAAAGACTCGATCAGTTCATTATCGTCGTCGAAATCCACACGGAGGTATTTCTTTGTTTCTTCGAGGGTTAGTATCATTCTATTCTCTCCTGTGAATGAGCTCCGGCGATTACACCGGAGCCCTGATTTTATGCCTTCATCTGCAGCACCTTGATGGCTTCGGGAAGAACCAGTTTGCCATCGAGGCGCTTGGAAGCGAGGAAGCCGACCTGACCGTTACCGGCGTACAGCTCATTCAGGCGCTTGAAGGAGATGCCCTGACGGTCACCGATCCAGTAATAGGAGAAGTCACCGAAGGCCATGACCTTGGCCCCGGCTTCGATGGTGGGAGCAAACTGCGAGGTGAAGTAGGGGCGGCCAAGGATGGTGGGCACGTCGCCGTCCTTCAGCGCGGGCTGCCACAGGTAGTCGCCAGCGCCGTTCTTGAGCTTGCGGATGGCCTTGACGGTCGCATCATTAAGGATCCAGATGGCGTTCTTGCGGTAAGGAGCCTTGAGGGAATAGAACAGGTCGATAACCTCATCGGCAGTGATTGCAGTGGTGCTTGCAGCAGTCACGCCGACCTGCGCACCACCGGTGCCATTGAAGATGCCGGTGGGCTTGTGGGAACCGTCACCGTTCAGGTAGGCATCCTCTTCCTTATCACCGATGCGGCGGGTGAATTCCTCGTTCATGTAGGCTTCAAGGTCGAACGCGCTATCCTGCAGAAGCTCTTCGGAGACCTTAATCAGTGTGCCGACCTTGTGGGCATCGAGGTTGACCTGACCGAAGGTCTCATCACTTGCGGTGTAGGCGTCCTCTTCTTCCATCCATGCGGCGCTGCCGTGGGCGGCGACAATGGGGATCTTGTGCAGACCGTTGGAGGTGGTGATCACGCGGGCATGGTTACGGATGATGTTCTCTTCGTTCAGAGCCTGTACGAGGGTATGTTCGAACTCATCAGGAACGAGGTAACCGCCTTCACTGTCGGTGCCGATCTGCAGATCGTTACGAAGCTCAGGGGCAACACCGTCACGGGAACGTGCCTGCGCCCAGAATGCCTTCTTATAAGCATCGGAGGCTCGGCCGGTCTTTTCGTCCTTCTTGGCCGCTTCAGGTTTCTCGGTCAGGGGCTTGCTGGTGGGCAGGTTGAGCACAGCATCCATCGCCTCGAGGCGCTCCATGCGAGCAATCTCGTTGCCGAGCTTGGTGATGTCGTTCTCCATGCCAGTGTAGGTGGCATCATCCTCGACGGTCAGGGTGCCGTCGTTCTGTCTACGGGACTCCAGAAATGCTTTTGCTGCTTCCAGAGCCTTGGCGCGTTTCATGCGAAGTTCAGTGATAGTCATAGTATTTTTCCTCCTAAAAAAATTAGCTGTTCAAAAGTTTGAGCCGCTCCATGAGTTCATCCACGGATCGGCCCTTCGGTTTTGCGGCTTCAATCTTTCTGATCTTCGCCGCTATTTTGTTGATAACTGCTGCTTCTACAGACTTTGCAGAAAATGTGTACGCTTCCATATCCTGCGGCTGCCGTTTTGCATCCTCCAGAAATGCATCTGCAAATCCAAGCTCGACGGCTTTTTTTGCATTCATCCATGTGGTTTCATCCATCATGTGTGAAAGCTGCGCATGGGAGAGGTCGGTGCGAAGCTCGTAGGCGTTGATAATCGACTCTTTGACTTCATCCAGCATCTCGATTGCTTTCTGCATGTCGGTGTGATCACCGAAGGCTCCGGTCGCGGGGTTATGGATCATCATGAGTGCAGTCGGTGCCATCAGCACCTTTGTGCCCGCCATGGCGATCACGCTTGCTGCCGATGCTGCGATACCGTCGATCTTCACGGTAATGTTGCCTTTGTAATCCATCAGCATGGCGTAGATCTGGCTTGCCGCGATGCAGTCACCACCGGGCGAGTTAATCCAGATGACAACATCGCCGGTACCAGCAAACAATTCCTCACGGAATAACGCCGGTGTCACATCATCGTCAAACCACGACTCTTCGGCAATTGTACCGTAGATCTCAAGCACCCGTTCTGTCGGTTCTGCTTCGTTTTCGTTCTGTACCGGATTGCGCCAGTTCCAGAACTTCTTCAGATTGGGTTTGTTCATCGTCGGGTTTTTCCTCCTTCTCTTCTTTTAATGAAATATTTGCAAAAGCTCCGGCGTTCTTAAGCGGAAGCATGTTGCCATTTATGAGATACAGATTTCCGCCCTCTTCATCAGGAATAAGGTCGAGGTTTTCAAGCTCGCGGATATCATTTGCTGACATCCAACCGTTCTGACGTCCGATGGCGTAGCCTTGCATGCGACTCTGGTAATCGCCGCGTAATAGCCCGTCCAAATTGAACTTTGCAAAATACGTCTTCTTTTCCTCAGGAGTAAGCAACGCTCTTGCAATAGACTGTTCCCAGCGCACCACCCACGGGTCGAGTGTGTACTTCACAAACTCCAAGCTCTGTTGCTCGATATTCGAAAAGCTCGATCTGTCCAAATCGCCCACCATATGCGGGGGTACACGAAAAATTCTTGCGATCTCATCGATCTGGAATTTTCGAGTTTGTAAAAATTGGGCTTGTTCGGGAGCAATGCCGATGGGCGTGAACTTCATGCCTTCTTCGAGGACGGCGATCTTATTTGCGTTTCCGCTGCCGCCGAAGGTAGATTGCCAGCTATCACGGATCCGCTGTGGATCTTTGATCGTGCCGGGATGTTCAAGAACTCCTCCAGGCGATGCACCGTTAGAGAAGAATTTTGCTCCGTACTCTTCACAGGCGATGGCCATGCCGATGGCGTTTTTGGCCATTGCAATTGGGCTGTATCCGACTAGCCCGTCAAAGCCTAATCCGGGGATATGAAGCACATCCGAGGGTTTGAGAATGACGTTGCTGTCCTTGCTCTGGATCGCTTCTTCATTCGACCGCTGGTAGCTGTAGTACAGCTTTCCGCCCTGATCCCTGTCGACGGTCATCTTGTTGGGCATGAGTGGGTACAGGGAAATGACTTCACCTTTGCCGTTACGGATGATCTGCGCATAGGCGTTGCCCCACAGGAGCAGGTGCGTCATCAACGTCTCGCGGAATACGAAGCTTGACATTTCCGGGTTCGGTTCGTCATGCAGGATCCGGAAGAGCGGGTGGTCTATGGCTTTTTCCTTGCCGCCAGCTTCATTGTATCTGTAGAGATGCAGAGGAAGTCCAGCCACAGCTTCTGCCAGTATCCTCACGCAAGAGTACACCGCCGTCATCTGCATTGCTGATCGCTCAGTTACAGACTTGCCGGATGTGGTACCGCCGAAGTAAAAACTATATGCGTTGCCTGCAGTTCTGTTTGTGGGCTTATCTCTGGAACGAAACAGCTCTGAAAAAATGCTAATATAAACATCTCCCTTCTATTTCAATTCTTTAGGTGCTTATTTTCTACTACACATTGCCTTTTCCTAAAAAAAAGAATATAATATTTTCATTAAACAGACTTATCGGGGGTGGATCATGGGAGCTGCAGTCATTGATCGTCCTAAATTGAGCATAGATGGCCAAATTAAGTACATGCGTGATGAGCGTGGAATCAAATTCAACATCGTAAACGAAGCTGAAGCGAAGGCTTTTCTTGAAACAAGCAACTATTATTTTAAATTGAAAGCATTTGAAAAGAATTATTCTACATACACTAATCCTAAGCATGAAAAATTCGGCAAATATTGTGATTTGGAGTTCGCCTATTTGCAGGAGCTCTCCACTCTGGATATGTACCTTCGCGAAGTAGTACTCGCTCTTTCTTTGGATGTTGAACATTATCTAAAAGTAAGGCTATTAAAAGATATTTCTGGTAATGACAAAGAAGATGGTTATTCCATCGTTAGAGAATTCCTTGACATGCAACCTGCTGTAGAGGAATCCATAAAAGCTAAAGCCAGAAATTCATACTGTGAAAACCTTGTAAAAAAGTATTCCTGTAATTATGCCATATGGACTTTCGTAGAGGTTGTTTCTCTCGGTGATTTGATTAACTTCTGTGAGCACTACTACCGAAAATATCCAGCTAAAGATATTAATATTGGTAATCTGAGAATAGTAAAGTTCTTACGAAATGCTGCCGCTCACAACAATTGTCTTATCAATTGCCTATTAGATAATTCAGGGAAAAATTTCAAACAGAATCGGCAAGCCAATTCCTTCGTAGATACCATTCCCGATATATCTGATAATGTTCGAGCCAAGAAAATGGGAAACCGAACAGTGCATGATTTTGTGGTTTTGCTTTGTACATTCTCCGCTTTGGCATCACCAAACGCAAAAGAAAGACAATTTGAAAAGTTGAATACCTTGTTAGATGTACGTTTTCTTAAACACAAAGAATACTTCGAAAACAACATGATCTTGGTATCCAACTATGATTTCATAAAAAAGGTAGTCAAAAAAGTCTCGGAAACGGATTGACAAACCGTTCGCGCACGCATATAATAATTGTGCAGCACAAAAGAATTTCGATTCTTTTCAGGGATCGGTACCTGTACCGATCCCGTTTTTCTTTTTTGCTAACTTGACAAATACAAATCTGATGATATTATTGTTATGCCAACAGCAAGTCCTACTAAAGCGCCGTTTTTAAGGTAAGCGTCATGTGTTGGCGTCGCTCGTAGGCAATTGGTATTCTAATAAATAACAGGCTCACTTTTTGTGGGCCTGTTTTTCTTTTATATAAACAAAATGCCCCGGTTATCATAAACCGAAGCACTGCTGCCTTCATTTCGTAACGCTCTGTCCAGTGCCATGATTGTGGCCACAGCACCGTCGATACGTTCTGTAGATTTTTCTTTGTCCGGCTTCACATTGCCTGCCGGATCGGTTCTTACATATATGTTATCCATCATCCATCGCAGCGGAGCATTCCCGCCATGGGCAATTCTGCCCTCCAGAACCAATTTCATTAACTCCTTGGTAGGCGGCGACATGTCTTTGAAGCCTTGCCCAAATGGGACGATGGTAAATCCCATTCCTTCAAGGTTCTGGCTCATCTGTACTGCGCCCCAGCGGTCATAGGCTATTTCGCGGATGTTATATTTGGTGCCGAGGGTTTCAATAAATTCCTCGATGTATCCATAGTGAATGACATTCCCCTCCGTAGTCATGATCGTGCCTTGCTTTTTCCATACATCATAGGGAACATGGTCTCGCCGTACACGAAGCGCCAGTGTATCCTCCGGCACCCAAAAGAACGGAAGAATGACATATTTCTCATCATCGCTGTGTGGTGGGAATACCAGCACAAAAGCTGTAATATCCGTACTGCTGGAAAGGTCGAGGCCTGCATAACACTCTCTGCCCAAAAGCGCATCTGGATTAACAGGGCTGTTGCACTTATCCCATGCATCCATCGGCATCCAGCGTACAGACTGTTTAACCCACTGGTTGAGGCGAAGCTGCCGGAACAGGTTCTCTTCGGCGGGGTTCTCCTTGGCACTGTTGAAGGCAGCGCGGAGCTTTTCCACATCGACCGTCACATCCAGCGAAGGGTTGGCTTTATACCACACCTGCTCATCCGACCAATCATCGTCATCATTGATTCCATATATGACAGGATAGAAGGTTGGATCGACCTTTCGGCCTTCCATGATATCCTTCGCTTTTTGATGCACTTCCCAGCAAATACTGTTGCGATCGGTACCCGCTGTGGTGATCAAAAAGAAAAGCGGCTGCTTTCTCGCGTCGCCGGAACCGTGGGTCATAACATCGTACAGCAGCCTGTTAGGTTGGGCGTGTAGTTCGTCGAACACAACGCCGTGGACATTCAGTCCGTGTTTGGTGTAGCTTTCTGCCGACAGCACTTGGTAAAAACTGTTGAGCGGGGTGTACACCAGCCGCTTCTGGGATAGTACCGGCTTGATCCTCTTTTTGAGTGCGGGGCATTGTTCGACCATCTGGCAGGCGACGTCAAATACAATCGACGCCTGCTGTCGGTCGGCTGCGCAGCCGTAAACTTCAGCGCCCCATTCGCCGTCGCCAGCCAATAAATAAAGAGCGATCGCTGCTGCGAGCTCGCTCTTGCCTTGCTTTTTTGGTATTTCAACATACGCTGTGTTGTACTGCCGGTATCCGTTGGGCTTCACGGTACCGAATACATCGCGCACGATGGTTTCCTGCCATGGGAGCAGTTCGAAGTTCTTACCATGCCATTCGCCCTTGGTATGCTTCAACGCATTGATGAATGCGACTGCTCTATCTGCGAGGGAGGGATTGGTAATGATTTTCTTTTCGGGTACTATGATCTGTCCAGTGTCCACTGATTTCCTCCTCGCTGCAAAAAACGACAGCGCCCACGCGCTGCCGCCGTTATCTTGTTATCTGCGTTTTCGTTTTTAGTGTGACCTCCTCACCGATGATCTCCAGCGCTTCTTCGTAGCTCTGTGCTTCGAATACCCGATCGCGCAGGTTATTGAAGTCGGTGTATCTGCGCTGCTTTCGCATGATCGCGCTGACCTCACCGAGTATCCAGTAGATGTTGCCAGTGTGACCGTGGGGATCATACTCGACGATTGGCTTATCCTTTTTCTGCATGGCTACCTCCTTAGTATTCGCTGGCATACAAGACCGTGGTAATCTTGGGATTTGCCAGTGCGTCATCCGTGATCACATACACGCGACCACGCGTCGTTTCGTAGGCGCCGAGGATACGGCCACCGTCTTTTTTGGCCTGTTCGTTACTTTCGCAGTCCTCTTTGCACAGCGTTCCCCAGTCATCGTTGATAAACTGATGAATAATGCTGCCGATTTCACTTGCGAAGCTAATGTCGCTGTCCATGTCGGCTGCGATGCCTGCGGTCATGTAGAACTCGATTCTCTTTTCCATACCGCGCCTCCTTAGTTGAAGTCTTTCAAGAGGATTGCCAGTGCGAACTCGGTGTCTTCATCCACGGCCTCGACATCCCAGCCGCGATCGTAGTTGCATACGATTTCGCCGCCGCGCTTGATCATCAGCTTGCTGATTCTGCCGCCGTCGATGCCGAACTGGCTGCCTTCTTCGTAATGCTTGACCCAGTAGCGATAGCCCTTGCCGCCGATGAGGATGGCTCCTTCTTTCCACATAACCGATACCTCCTTACCACTCGAAGCCTGCGAAGGTTACGAGCTCACGCGCTGCATTCATCGCTCTCTTGGGGCTGGTGTAGTCGCGGATGAATTTCGGATCGTCGCGGCCGTTGCGTCTTACCGCTGCCAGCACCGCTGTTCCACAGAGCATCATGCGAATCTCAAGCGTGTCCTGCTGCTTGCCATGCCATGCGACATCCACCTCGCGTGCCCACTCTCTGTGGTACACGGTGTTTTGGGTATCGGTGGTCTTGGCTGCTTCGGTGAAGCCATTCTTTGTAATCAGCTCCATGAAGTCTTTCTGTGCTTTTACCAGTGTCATGACCGCCACCTCACATTCTCTCGATGGTAACGCTGTCCTCCTGCGGATTCCATTTCACCGTGTATCGGGTTTCCTTGCCGCTCTTATCGCGGGTGATCGCTCTGATGTCACCCTCGTATGCGCGGTACATTCTGCTGATCCGCTCGCCTGCGGGAAGCTGCGCCTTGATCTGCTTTTCGTGTTTCTCTGTCATGGTAGTGACCTCCTTGTTTTTAGGGTAGGACAATTAAGCCAGAAAGAATAAGGAAAAGCCAGCCTAAACGCCAAGAATTAGCATAGTAGACACATTTGTTTTCTTACCGTCCCGTATTAACTGGATTTGTTCGCAGCCGGTAAACTTAATATACCGCTTCACTATAACATCTGCGTATTTGGGGTCCAGCTCCATTGTGTAGCAACGGCGCTTCAGCTGCTCGCAGGTGATCAGCGTACTGCCGCTGCCGCCGAAGGTGTCCAGCACAATATCGCCCTGTCGGCTGCTGTTCTTGATCAGCCGGGCCAGCAGCTTAAGGGGTTTCATTGTGGGGTGTTCTGTATTCCGGGCGGGCTTGTCTTCGTCGATGACCGTGGTCGAGGTTTTGTCGGAAAGCATGTCGCGCAGGAGGTTGCGCATCTCTTCCTTTTTCATCTTATTGATATCGATGTGTTTATCCTCGATCACAGTCGCCTGCGTCCGGTCGTCCTTGAAGTAGTGCTGGGCACCCTCCGTCCAGCCGTAGATGCAGGCTTCGTGCTTCCACTGGTAGTCTTGGTGCCCGATGGTGAAGCTGTTCTTGTTCCAGATCAGCATCTGACGTACTTTGCCGAGAGCTGCGTTGCAGCAGGTTCGGAATGCTCCGCCTTCGGTCTCGGCATGCCAAATGTAGAAGGCCGCGCCGGGCTTCATATTTTCCCGCATCCGACTGAATGCTGCCGTGAGGAATTTGCAAAACTCCGTCTCCGGCATGTTGTCGTTCTGGATCGTAAGTCCGTTGCTGCCTTCATAGGCTACGTTGTAAGGTGGATCCGTTACGCACAAATCTGCTACGGCTCCGTCCATGAGGGAGTCGACATCCTTTTCGTCGGTGCTGTCGCCGCAATACAGGACATGGTCGCCAAGCAACCAGCGGTCGCCGGTCTTGGTGAATGGGTCTTGCCCTTCGGCAGCCACGTCCGGGGGATCATCTTCCTTGATCTCCGACTGGTCGTCGAACAGGTCGCTCATTTCCGAAACGTCAAAGCCAGTGATGGTGGCATCGTATCCGCCATCGTTCAAATCCTTGAGGAGAGCGGTCAGGAGAGGGAGGTCCCAATCGCCGCTGATCTTATTTAGCGCCACGTTCAGAGCTTTTTCCTTTTTTTCGTCGAGGTCGAGGATGACGCAGTCTACCTCGGTATAGCCGAGATGCTGCAGCACCTTCAGGCGCTGGTGGCCGCCGACGACCACTCCGGTGCGCTGGTTCCACAGGATCGGCTCCACATAGCCAAATTCTTCTACGCTGCGTTTCAGCTTTTCAAATTCGGGATCTCCCGGCTGCAGGTCTTTCCGGGGGTTGTACTTGGCCGGCTTCAAGTCTTTGACCGGTACTTTCCTTATTTCCATTACACCAAGCCCCATTCTGCGAATTTCTCGAAACCGCCGACCATTTCGATGTAGGCACGGGCGATCTCCACGATCTCCGCGTAAGGCTTGCCGTCCACGGTTTCGTCTCCAATGGCGCAGGACAGCTCGATGGTCTCTCCGGTAATCTGTGCCTTGAGCCATGCATAGATGTTTACGCTCACATCGGCCTTGCTGAGGTCTTTGCCGTGAAGGCCTCCGCCTGTAACGGAGTCTGCCATATCCGAGCCCAGCTTTCGGTTCGTTGCGCCGGTATCCACGTTGGTGCCGCCCGTCCAGTAGCCCAAGGGGTTGACGATGGCATTCGGGAAGAAGTGCAGGATGCTCTTGCGCTTTGCATTGCTCTGGCAGACAATGAGATCAAGACCGTCAATGATGTATTTCCCGTCCGTGGGAAATACCGTGTAAAGCTCTCTGGCAATATTGGACAGCATGTGCTGCTCTACAGTCACCGGTTCGCCCTTGAAAATGCCATTGTCGCCACAGCGCAGGCCATTGTGCTGATTCCCGGAGAGGATAGGATCCTGCCGCACCTCATGGTAATTGAGGACGACGCTTTCTCCGGCGATGCGCTGCACGGCCTGTCGAATGTCTTCCACGGAAAGGTGGACGGAAGTCTCTGCGATCACATGGCACATGCCGTGTCCGATGAGCACCTCCACGGCGATCTTCGGGTTCTTTTCCTGCGTGTATGCCAAATCCACAAGCGCGCCTGCGATACGATCTGCGATCTTGTCCGGGTGCGCGGGGTTTACTTTTTCAAACATGTTATTCATCCTCCAGTAAGTAGTTTTCATATGGAATGCCCATGTATTCCAGCACCTCACGCATACCAAGGCCGCCTTTGTCCCACGGCTTCATGCAGTACCGCCATAACTGCGGGTGAGTCTTTTGCAGCTGCTGGAAGCGGTTTGGGGGCTTGTCCAAATGGACACCGAACATGCAAAAGACGCATCCGGTGCGGGCATACCCCATGTCGTACACCTTGCAGTACGGGATGTCGAATTTGTGGATGTATTCCCAAATATCACTGTCCGTCCAGAAGCTCAGAGGTGCCGAGGTCGCCTTCTTATTATCAAAGGCATTGCAGCCGTATTTGAGCCATGTGCTGGTTCGCAGAGAGGATTCCGCTGCCATCGTGCCTACGATCGGAACACGGCCAGTTTCTTTGGCGTATTTGTTTATGGGCTTTTTCTTCATTTCCTTACAACAGCCCGCACCAATATCGAATGGAGCGTTAAGCATGAATTTCCATTGTTCAGATATTTTGAAGCGAGTCGGTGTCCCGTTTAGATTGATTCCGTAAAAGGCTTTTTGAATTGCGCCGCTGCTGTTGCCACGGATGCGGTGAATCCACTCTGCCTGCTCCTTTGAGATGCAGGGATAGCCGCACTTTTCAATGACCTTTTTGAAGGTCAGTTCCGGCTTGACCCATACGACATTATCTTTGGTTTTCACGAATTCCCGTATTTCAGGGAACTCAAGCCCCGTATCGCTGAACACCGCAACAATGTTCGGATACAGCTTACGGCAAATATCCAGTAGAACGGTGCTGTCTTTACCCCCGCTGAAGGAGACATATACGCCGTCTTCACCCCAGTAGGAAACCCAGTCACGAATCCGGCGCTCTGTCATGCGAATTTTGATCTCCAGCGGGAGTGACTGCATTTGGCGAAGATCAGCAAGTGTGTGGCGGCCATTACTGTTCGGCATTGGCAATCACTCTTTCAGCCTTCTGACCGGTGAACTGCTCCCAGCGTTTCACCGCAAGGTCACAGTATTCGGGGCTGCGCTCCATTGCATAGCAGACGCGCTCCGCCTGCTCGCATGCAATGATGGTGGTACCGCTGCCGCTGAACGGTTCAACGACAATGTCGCCACGATCGGAATGCATTTTGATGCATCGCCAGGGCAGCTCCACGGGGAACATGGCCGGGTGATCCTTGTTTGCGCGTACTGTGTTCATTTCCCAGATGCCTGCGTAGCCCCAGTTCTTCCGTTCCTCCTTGGTCAGTCGCTTCACGAATTTGTATGCGTGACCGGCGAAGGCCGACAGCCACATGTACTCCTGATCGTTGTACTCCACATCACCGTTACGGCTGAATGCACTGATGTATTCGTACTGCTGCACGGGCTTGTTGGTTACAAGGTGGTAAGGGCCGACACCATAGTTCATGCCTTGTTTCTTCCAAATCCGAATCCAGATCGGACGGAAACCGCATTTTCTGAACATGTCTACCGAATACACGCTGGTGGGCTCGATAAACTGTGTGCCGGTGGAGTAGAGGTCGCCAAGGTTCCAACAGACAATCCCCGCGTACTTGGTGAGATTTTCAATCACGGGGCGCATGGTATCAAACCACGGCTCGATGCCCTTGGTTTCGTAATCCTTGCCTACGCCGTAGGGAGGCGAGGTCACACTCATCTGCGCTCTGTTGCCGTTCATGAGCTTTGCGAAATCTGCGCTGCTGGTGCTGTCACCGCACATGAGCCGGTGGACGCCCAGCTTCCAGATGTCGCCGGTCTTTGTGATCGCGCCTTTGGCCTTGATCTCTTTGTGTTCTTCATCCACATCGAAATCATCCTGCACCGCTTCCTTGGAGTAAAAGGCGTTCATGAGTTCATCGATTTCCGCTGCTTCAAAACCTGTGAGGGTAACATCGAATTCACTGCCGTCCAGCTCCGTGAGTAAGGCTGCCAGCTTATCCTTATCCCATTCACCTTGGATTTTGTTCAGCGCAACATTGAGCGCCTTCTCCCGTTTTTCATCCAGCTCCACAATGACGCAGTCGACCTCGGTGTGTCCGAGATCCTTCAGCACCTGAAGTCGCTGGTGGCCACCGACCACATTGCCAGTGGTCTTGTTCCAAATTACGGGTTCCACATAACCAAACTCGGTTATGCTGCGCTTGAGCTTTTCGTATTCCGCATCGCCGGGTTTCAACTGCTTTCGTGGATTGTATGCCGCTGCCTTCAGCTTATCTACGGATACCTGTTGAATGTTCATTTCGTTCCTCCTGTTCGGTATTCCTCGAAGCGTTTGCACTTGCGGAATACAAATTTGTTATTGACCCACCGCTGCAGCTGCTTGATTTCAGCCGGGGCATTGGGTTTGTCGTACACCATGACATAGGGGTCATAGCCCAAATCGCGTACTGTATAGATGCGGTTCAGGTTTTCTTCCATCGTAGAATTAAAATTGACGAGGATATATACGACCTTGGTGCTGGATGCTTTGCGGCGGTATGACGCTGCAAAGCGTCGGAAGTATTCCGTCAAGTCTTGCTGCGGATTGTCCCATGCAAAGTGAATGCGCTTAACGCGCATTCTGCCGAGTTTATCTGCGATTACCTCATTGGTGAGGCGAATATCGAAGCCTTGGTTGATGTTCACCACCGCGCGGCTGTCGATCAACTGATCCAGCAGTTCCATACGGTCTTTGCATGCCAGCAAATTGGGATCGAGCAGTTCGATGTTCGGCTGCCCGCTCCAGAACTCTGACAGGTCAGCGACTTTCTGACTTCGTAAGCCTTCTTTGTCGCCAACAATGCAAAACGCGCAGTGCCGTGGGCAACCACGCGTCAGAAATCCGTATGCTGTATCTTTGATGCCGTATAGCGAGTAGTCAGGCATAATGTGTTCCACCGCATCCGGCAGTCTGTTTTCCAGACCATACCCGGTGCCGCCCTTGATGACCTGTGTCGCGTTCGGGACGAAGTCGATGTCTTTGCTATAGGTGTCATCAAACACCTTCGACTGGTAAACGATATCATAGTGGCGATCGTGGTTGTACCATTCCACGCGATCGCCCTGTGCTTTGTGGTATGCTGCCAGCTTCATAAGGCAGAGGTTGGGAAAGTTGTGGCTGTCCACATCGATGAGTCCTATATTCATCTGCGCCTCCATTATCCGAGCAGCTTTTCCATCAGGTCGTCGTTGGGGTTGCTGCCGCCGATGGGCGTTTCGCAGTTATCCTTTACGATCTGGTATATCTGCATCCAGTACAGGTTTGCCTGCTTCGAGGACTGCAGGGCCATATTGAAGTAAGGACTTGCTATCGGCATCTGGGTGGTGGGGTGCTTTGCCAGCAGACCGTACTGGTTGATGCCTTCCTGACATTGGATCGTGCGCTGCATGTACAGAGCGTATTGTTCGATCAGGTCTTTGTTGACGTACTGATCGCAGCCTCGGTCTTTGAGCCACTTCCATGTGTTTTCATAGACCTGCTGCGCAATGTTCTGCTGACTGTTCTTCGTGGTCTGCGTCAGCCATTCGGAAACAGGAGGCATGTCTTCACCGTGCAGGGCGCTATCCTGTACGCTGAATTGCAGCTTGGTCAGCGGGGCTTTGCCGGGGTTACCGTCTATGATTTTTTCTGACAGGGCTTTTTTCTTTCGTCCGGCTCCGGGCCGGGCACCACCGTGTCCGTTGGCCATGTGCGCCACCTCCTTTGATTTCTACACTTGAAAACCCGAAAACTTGATTTCCGGGGGTATATGGTCTCTTGATTTCCCGATTTTTCGTAAATGACCCCGCGCCGTTCCCACGGAGGGCATCAGCTGGAGATTTGCCCCGCCCTACCCGGTCAGGGGTGCCGGTCTCCCATCTCTATGTGGATCTTGTTATGACAGCTCCGGCACAGGGACATGAGGTTTTCTGCCGCGTGGGTTCCGCCGCGTGAGATGGGTAGCCTATGATGCACCTCTTCAGCGGGTGTCATCCTGCCTTCGGCATAGCATCTCTCGCAGAAAGGGTGGGCCTTGAAGTATTTGTCACGGATCCGCTTCCACTCACGTCCGTATTTCTTTTTCACGTCCGAGGCTCGCTTGTACTTATCGTACTGCTGCCGGGCCAGTGCTCGGTGTTTCTCACAGTAGGTCTGGACTGTCAGCTCCGGACAGCCGGGGTAAGCGCAGGGGCGCTTCGGCTTCATGGGCATGGCTATTTCTTCTTTCTGCGGCGGAAGATCTCCCGCAGCTTAAACTTGATGATGTACCATATCTGCTCACGGTACGTTACTTTTCTGTAGGGCACGAGTATTCCTTCTTTCGAGTATAGCAAAGGCCCCGGCGGATTGCTCCGTCGAGGCCCTCTCTGATTTCTTTCCAGTTTAATAATATCACATGTGCAAGCGGGCAGGAAGAGGACATGCGTGGGCATAAGCGGACATTTGTGGGCAAAAGCGGCCAACTTTTTAATTCTTCATTTTCGCCTTCGTTGGCACCTGAATCTGTGCTTCTGCCGTCTGGCGTAGTCTACGGATTTGCCGCCCGGAGTAACCGAGCTTTTCACTTATGTCTTTCCACGATATCAGGTGAACATATCGCTCAACAATAACCGCGTTTTCGTTGTTACTCAGTTGACGCGCTGCGGTTATTATATCGCGTCTTGCCTTGAGCAGGCATTCTTCCAAGGTCTTCTTTTCCAGCTCCAGATCTGCGATCTCCACAACGATATCTGCCATCCGGCTGTTTGAGGGGCTCGGTGCTCTTGGTGTGTCTGACAGGGTTGCGGTATCGGAAGTGGCAAGGTCACGCAGGGCTTCAATGTTTCGGTCTATTTTGTCGATCTCTTCTTGGATGCGGAATGGCTGGTTCAGGAATTGCTCTGTATTCATGCCATGCCCTCCAATCTTTCCTTGGCCCGTTTTTTTGCTTCCTTCAAAATGACTTCACCGTCAACTTTTGTCAGCATGTGATACCAAGGTGAGGAGAAAAAGTCCTCGATGCTTTTCTTTTCGGCCTCTGCGGTGATCAGGAGACCTTCCTGCCGGTGAAGCTTTGTTTCCGCTTTTTGCAGCTTCTTTTTTGCCGCTTCGTGCAGGGCCTCAATCCCGTCATAATCAGCCTTTATGGCTTCGTACCGTTCTTTGGCCTGCGCCACCATGATTGTCCTTTTTCTCACCTTTACGCAGGCGGGTGTGTAATCGTCAAAGGCCTGAATGACAATCGCGTTGGCAAGGTTTTCGTAAATATCATCCATGTGTTCGCTCCGTTTCTGCCAGCGCAGCCTTGACATCTTCGATGCTGCGGACGACCACTGCCGTACCTCCGGCTTTTCGGATCTGCTGGATGGTCGCGCTCTGCAGCTTGGTCGGTTGGTTCTTCCCGACCTTGGCTTCGAGCCCTACGAAGTGGCCATGGTAGCAGACGATGATGTCCGGGATCCCGGCTGTACCGTACTGCCCGCCATGTTCCTTCCAGCAGAAGGTTTCCGGCAGCGTGGCGAGGTATTTCTTTATGCTCTGGACGAGCTGTGTTTCGTTCATTTTGTTTTCCCCTTAAACCCCTTTCAAAAATGCCATTGAACGAGGCTTTATAGTGTTTACTGGGGTACTGCTGTTTACTGGTTCTTTTTCGTGAAAAGTCGCGTATGTGAAAAATATAGGAAAAGTTACAGGAAAACTGCCGCAGTTTGGGCCAGTACCCCAGTACCGTTATAATCTGGATGCCTCGCCGCGAATGACGAAGCCGTGCCATTCCATCGTTCCTGACGCGGAGCTGTTTTTCTTCGTGTACCCGCGCTCAATGAGCTTTTGCGAGAAGGGACGCTGGGTCAAGGCGTATTCGCCGTTCTCTTTGCACCATTCATCGTACTTGGCTCGAAGCAGCTTGTTCGATACACGTCCGCCTTCACGATCCTCGCAGCATTCGTTGAAGAATGTCGCAAAGGAGTCCATTTCGTCCTTATACTTTTGGGTCGCGGTGTTGACGTAGTCCGGCATAGTAAGTCCTTCGTGCTGCCACATGAGGCAGCCCTGCACGGCCCATGCGAGGATGCCGGGCAGCTCGGTCGCCATGATGCGGGCCGGGAAGTTCTTATCGCGTTCCTGCTCGGTGAAGGTTGCCTCGAAGGGGATCAGCTTAATTCTGCGCCAAATGGAATTGGTGGTGTCGCGGATCACGGGCTTATGATTCACGGCGAGGAACACCTTGAACTGCGGGACGTACTCGAAGAATTCTCCGTACAGGAAGCGGGTCACCAGCTTGTCACCACCGGTCATGCTCTTTACGATGGATTCGGCCATGCGTTTATTTTCCTCCATCTCGATAGCGGACACAAAGCGGGCACCCTTCAGGCGGGCGATGTCGTTATTCACGGCTTCGTTCTTTTTCTGCATAAAAGTGTCCGAAGGTGTGCTCTGGGCGTAGGTCGCCATGAGCTCCGAATACACGTTCAGCAGTGTGCTCTTGCCGTTGCTGCCGGTTCCGTACAGGATGAACAATGCCTGTTCGGAGGTGTCGCCGGTCAGGGCGTAGCCAAGGGCCTTTTGGATATAACGCTGCATCTGCTTGTCGCCGTTGGTCACTTTTTCGAGGAGCTGCGTCCAGAGCGGGATCGCGCAATTCGGGTCGTACTTGGCGCTGCACATTTTGGTGATGAAGTCCGAGGCGCTGTGTTCCTGCAGCTTGCCGGTCTTCAGGTTGATGGTGCCGTTTTCGCAGTTGAGGAGCCACGGGTTCTTGTCCATGTCCTCGCTGCGGATCGTGATGTCCTGCATACCGGATGCGATCTCCAGCATGGCGCGGAGCTTGCCGCTGGATTCGGATTTCAGGGAATGCTGGATCATGGCTTTACGTCTGTCGCCTTCGGGCAGCAGGTTCGCGTCGTTTATGATGTTACGGATGCAGGAGATGGCGTATGTGATGATTTTGCCGGTGTCGTCCTGCTCCCAGAACTTGCCGTTCCAAATGAACCACTTTTTGTAGATGGCGCAGTATTTGATGCTGTCCTTGTACATAGCCACAAAGCGTTCCGCGTTGCCGACGTCGGTGAGCTTGTAATCGTCGCTTTCATCGGCGGGCTGGTAGCGGGCTACGCTCTTTGCGATCTGAACGACGGTATCATCGTCCAGCGGGGGCTCCAGCCGGTCTTTGTTCTCGGCGCGGAGGGTGGCGAGGATGCCTTCCTCACTAATGCCTTTTCTGCGGAGGGATCCTGCGAGCGAGGTCAGGTGGTTATTGCGTCCGCCTTCCACGATCTTCTTCAGAGGGGCATTGTCAGCGGGCTTTTTCTTTTCGGTCAGCTGGGTACCGACCTTGCGGATCTCATCCACCAGCCAGCCGGGCATCTCGGCTGCGTCTCTCTCGAAGGGGGACTTGCCAGCGTCCCACTCATAGCGGTTCCCGCTCTGGTGCATACTGGGGGCCGCTACGATCAGGCCGCCCTGTGTGCGGATGTCCAGTCCGTCCCGGAAGCCGACCACGTTCTTGAGACACAGCTCTTCGGTGTACTTGAAGACGAAATGCTTGCC